GATAGCTTCCAAGTACTTTTGATTACTACAAAGTTTGTTCAGCTGGCGCGCCCAATCTCTTTTCGGATCAATAACTGGAAATCTAACATCAGTTCTTTTAATTAATACTACTGGGTCTTGTAGTTGGCGAGGATCTCTAGCTTCAACCATAAATGGCGAAAAAAAGTCACCAAGAAAAACGTGTTTACCATCCTTACGTTTAGGGGTTGCACTAATACCAATTTTAATTTTTGCATTAAGAGAGTTTAAAGCAGTTGAGAACATTTCTGCAGGACAAAGATGCGCTTCATCTACTAGTACCATTGAAAAATGCTCACTCATTTCATCTCTTCGGTTGTAAACAGACTTATAAATACCAACTGTTACTTCTTGTATATCATATAAGCCATCACCAACCCTACCTATTTTAACACCTGGTATTTGTCTCTCAAGCTCTTCTATCCATTGTCTAAAAAGTAACTTTGTGTGAACTAGCACAAGGGTTTGAGTTTTATTACGAGATATAATTTCACAACCTGTAAATGTTTTGCCCCAGCCACAAGGTGCCTGAAGTATTCCTGATCTTGCTCTGCCTCGCTTGAAAAATTTATCTACTACCTCTTCTTGTTCCCACCTAAGTTTTCCGACGAAATTTAAATCTGCTGTGGTTTGTGTAAAGTTTCTATTATCCTCTATCTCATCCCATTCTAGTTTATGATAAGAATTAGATGGTACTATATAGTAATCTTCATCTTCAGAAATAGTAGTGAGAAACTCATCTCCATTATCGTATGTGTATAAAGATATTAATAGATCTTCATCATACACATCATCTTTTTTGATGTATATCTTCTCTGATAAATATATCTTTTTTACTTTAGCTTTTTTCATGTTTATGCTCAATCATTATATTCAACCCCTGCATATACTGGTATACCTCTATCTCGTATTTTACTAGATCCTAATAAAAAAGGTAAATCTACTAAACAACTAACAGCGATAACTTTGCCTCCTAATTCTTGGACAATATCGATCGCAGCATTCACTGTTCCTCCTGTAGCTATTAGATCATCAATGATAACTACATTATCATCCATCTCTATAGAGTCAGATTTTATCTCAAGATTAGCAGTCCCATACTCTAAATCGTATGACTTTGACTTAACAGGGGGAGGTAATTTACCTGCTTTACGTGCTAATATTAAGGGTTTTCTACTTCTGTCTGCTAATACAGATGCAAAAATAAATCCTCTTGCGTCTATGCCCATAACTTTATCTACTCCTATTGAACCAATAGAATTATAAATAAAATTATTCGCCTCTCTAAAGCCTTGAGCATGTTGACAAAGACTAGCTATACATTTAAAGTCTATTCCTTTTACAGGAAAATCTTTATATCGTTTTATATATTGTTTAATCATTATATCCTCGCATAAACTGTTTTTATTGGTTCATAAGAAAACTCTTTTAAATACCACTCATTATCAACTTTTACAAGAGTGCCGAATATATCCTCGTTCAACTCTAATTTTTCTTTTGTAGGAATTTCAAAAGGGTAAGAGACCTTATGTACCCACACCAAGTTTTCATTTACTTTTGTAATTTTAGCACAACGAACAGAGGCAACAAGTGATTTTGATAAATCATGAGGATTGGCTTCGCTATCCATTCCCCATTTACAACCGCTATATATTAGCTCTTGGAGATTTTTACAGGTATAATCAAATTTTAATCTGTGATCCATTTGAGCAAGTCTTGCAAAATAATCTCCGTTTAATCTTTTATCATCAACACTTTCAAGATGTCCTGTATATGTTCTTTGTACTTGTATTTTATGTAAGTCATATACAACATTCCATGGCTTATGTTTGATTCCGAAAAATGGGTACTTTATATTAGAAAATTTATTCATTTTCTTTTAGCCCACTCCTCCTCAAATCCTTTATCATCTGCTTCTTCATTATACCATACTCTTTTAAAGTAACTATCATAACAAGCTATTACAGTTTCTTCATCAATATTAATGTGACCTTTTACTATCCAAAATATTCTATACTTTTCCTTAAGAAACTTTTTCCACTGAGTCTCTAATCCCAGTATTACAGGTTCGTCATACCTCATTGCTCAGTGAGGTCACCCCAACTTGGCCCAATTTCGAAATCTACTTTAATAGGGCATTTTGGAATTGATAGTCCTCTATCTGTTTGAATACACTTTCTAGCATTTTCAATATATTCATCTACTAAATCTTCTCTAACTTCTGATACGATTGAGTCATGAACAACAGTAAAAGGCTTAATATCATCTGTATACTTTTTATGTTCTATCCATTTAACTAAATCAATTACACCTAAAATATTTATATCTGATGCTACTGACTGAACTAAGAAGTTTACCCCTGAACGAATTGCGTGCTGAGAAACTCCTCTGTTTGGAGATTTAGCTTCAGGTAGTCTACGTTTTCTACCGAAGAAAGAGTAGATAAAAGCATGATTTTCAATTTGTCGGTTTGAAGAGTCAATAAACTTTTTAAGTGAACGAGCTTCGTTAAAATACTTTTGAATAAATTGTTTTGATTGAGCACTAGTAATTTCTTCTCCTGCCTTAGCATCTTTATTAACAGTTTCTGCTATTTTCGCAGGTCCCGCTTGATACATGATTCCGAAAGTAATAGCTTTTGCGTATTGTCTCTCATTTGGGTGGAGTTTTTTAACATCGTTAACTTCACATGATAAATTGAACATTTGTTTCGCAACATACGAGTGAAAGTCAAGTTTATCAATAAAAGCTTTTTGCAGAAACTGATCACCACTAAGCATAGCTGCATAATAAACCTCTGCAGTACCAAGATCACATTGTACAATTTTGTAACCAGGCCTAGCTTTAAATAGTTTTTTGATATCTTTGTTATCTCTCGGTATATTTTGGTAGTTGAGATTCCCACTACTACTAAGGCGACCACTGGTGGTCCCATGAATATTAAAGCCACTTCTAAGCCTTCCATCACGATCTACTCCATTTTTGATATTTGAAATATAAGTACCAGCCATCTTAGATTTTTCTCTAAGTTCTAGTACTGCTTCAGATAAAGGATGCCCAAGATTTGATAATACTTCTTTATCAACTGACCAAGCACCTGTCTCTGTTTTTTTGGTTGGTTTTAGTTTTATAATATTAAAAAAGAGATCTCTAAGCTGCATAGTTGAGTTTGGATTAAAAGTTTTTTCATATACTCTTTCAAAACGTTGAACTGCCTCATGAGTGTTTATCTCTTCTAAACATTCTTCTACATCAATTTGGTATTGTTCTGCTAACCATGTAACTTGTTCTATATTGATAGGCCCACCGTTCTTTTCTAGAGTTTTCATAGCATGAGTTGCAGGCATTAGAATATTATTATATAAATCATTAAATTCTTCACTTTTTTCAACAAGAGGTCTAAACTTACCATATAATTGAAAGGTTGCATCAGCATCTTTACAAGCATAAGGAGCTAAAATGTCGCTTGGTAACATACCATAATTAAAATCTGCTAGTTTTACTTTATTTTTCCTAGCCCATGATTTTTTATAGTCATCTAATTCTCTTTCATAATCTCCTAAATCTGTAAATCTAAGTGCTAAAGGCTTAAGACCATGAGTTCCGACAGACTCTTCTAAGCAATAATGTAATAACATTGTGTCTTCATACTGTGGAAATTGAAATCCCATCTCAGTTTCCATATAATTTGTATCAAACTTAGCATTATGAAAAATACATAATTTGTTTACAAATAAGTCATGAAACCATTGTTTATGTTTATTAACTATATCTACCGATACATATATACCTTGATGAGGTCTTGTAGATATAGCAATACCTAGAATTGTACCAGTGTGAGGAGATACAGAAGTAGTTTCAATATCCACTACTAGTTTCTCTGCGTCTTCTAACTGATCTTTATATTGACTAAACTGTTCTTCAGTTTCTATAAAACAATAGTCTTTCTCAGCTTGCTTACCTACGTCTTCGCCTTGTAAAAGTTTTGGAATTTGTAAAAAGGCTTTTTTAATATCATCTTGTAATTGTGGTTTGATGATAGTTATATTAGGATGCATAATAGGTAAATACTTTTTTTCTAAGAAAACCCCATTATATTTTTGTATGCCTGTCATACCTGCAACATATTTTAAAGAATCAGCGCCTATAGGAGCTAATATTTTGTAATTATCTAATTCCGTCATTTCTAAATCAATATCTTTTTTTAGAATTTTTTCTTTTCTACCAGAATGTAAATATTTTACATCGTAATCTACATCTTTTAAGTATTTATCAATTATTTTATTTGCATCTTTTTCTATAGCACTTGCAAATACAAAACACACATCATTCATTTATTATCTCCGTTATTTGTCTAGCTGTATACGCACTTAATGTCCACCCTAAATGTCCATGTCCTGTATTATACCAAACATTAGGGTGTTTGCCAACTTTAACTATCGGCATCATGTTAGGAGTCATAGGACGTAAACCTGCCCATGACTTGTAATCTCGTAGCTCTAATTTTGGGAAATACTCTCTAACCCAGTTCATTAAAGGCGTGATTCTATCTATTCTAATATCTCTATTTTGGCCATTAAATTCAGCTGTTCCAGCAACTCTGAATACACTTCCTAATGTAGAGGTAACTATTTTAGCTTCATCATCTAATAAAGAAACTTTAGGAGCATGTTCTTCTTGCCCTTTTATATTTATACTAACCGAGTAACCTTTTACTGGGTATATAGGTATATTATCACCTAATTCCTTACCTATTTTCTTTGAGTATACTCCCCCACAAATTACAAGACCTTCATAATGTAAGTCATTTTTATTTCTATCAGTGAGTCTCCATCTTTTCTTATTACGGCTTAATCCCAGACAGGCTTTATTATACCAATCAATTCTAGTGTCATATCTAAACTTAACACCCATAGTTTCACATTTCTTAGCTAGATTATAACAGAACTTGTGTATATCTCCAACTCCGTCATAGCTAGTATACATACCCCCAACAATACCGTCTGCTTTTAGTGTAGGCTCTTTTAGCTTAACCATATTTTCATTTATTACACTACGATGTAAACCTCCAGATTTATATAACTCGTTTACCTTTTTTGCATGATTATACTCTTTTTCACTCTTGTATATGTGCATAATTCCACAATCACTTCTATCATATTCGATATCTTCAAATTCTGTTCTCATAATACGAATAGAGTGCATTGCCATTTCAGTAGTGGTCATTGTATTTTCTTTGGCGTGTTTAATATTAGCTATAAATTGCAACAACCATTTATATTTTGCGAAATCTAAATCATAACGCATTTTAAGTGGTGCATCTCTCTTAAAAGACCAGGCTATACCTTTAGCAACATTTGCCCATGAGTTCCACACTTCTGAGTTCGAGGCTGACAGTTGACCTCCATTTGCGTGCGATGCAAGCATTGCGGGATGCATGTTTGCATCTATAACAGTGACTTTGTGCCCTGACTGTCGTAAAAAATACGCAGTTGTCACTCCTGTTATTCCTGCTCCAATTACTGCTAATTTCATCGAATGTAATCCTTTGCTTGTATTAAGTTTAAATCACCTGGATCTACTCCTATCGGTAATTTTATGTTTCTTGAGACAATATTTCTTGAGTCTAGTAACCCTGCTATCTTATTCGCCGCCATTTGGCCTGGGGCATCAGGGTCCATTAGTATATCAACCTTTGTTACGCCAATCCTATCTAATATTTCTAATTTATGTTTACCAAAGTTAGCTGCACCGAATATACACATAGTATTTTTATATCCTAGTTGCCACATATTTAACATATCAAATATTCCTTCGACTAAAATAACATAATTAGTATTTTTAATCTTATCTAACGGAAATAAAATATTACCTACACGACCATTTTTTGGTTGTCTGTAATATTTTGATTTTCCTGTAACTGACTTCATTAATCTTCCTTCTATAAATTTAAGTTTACCAAATTGATAGACGGGAAAGCAAATATAATCTTGAAACCCCATCTGCTCTGTTGTAAACGCTTGAAATTCTTTCATTGTTCTTGCATCTATATTTTTAAATTCACCAACATACACCTGTCGTTCAGAAGGAATCCTAATATCATCTGCCTCTATAACATTTCTAATTTTATCTCGTAATTTTTTAATTTTATAAGGTTGTTTACTATCAACATCCAATATAACTGTTTCACCTATAGATTTCATGAATTTAGTTATACCACCACTAAAATCACAACTCCAACAATGGAATACATTTTTCTCAAGATTATATGAAAGACTAGGAGATTTGTCTGTATGTTCTCCGCTAGTACAAGAGATTAAAATTTCTGTAGGATTATTAGTTTTTTTATATTCTATCCCTCTACTGTCCAGTAATTCTACTAGATCCATTTTCTGTTTCCTAGTAAAACTCGTTTAGCTTTATTCATAAAAATTATCTGATCGTTATCTAACCCAGCATAAAATCTTAACAGTTTTAAATAACTATCCCAAGCAGTTTGCGCAATTATCTTATCTTTCATGTGTTGATTAGTTTTTAGTAAGGTTATTAGTTCTTCAATATTTTTTTGTACTATACTCATAAATCTTGTGACCTTTCTTGTTTATCTGATCCGAATTTTACTGCGTTATGGGGTTTTTCATTAATTACGTTTGAGGTGTTTGGATTGATTTTTACACAACTCCAATCCATTAATACATCAAAACTCATATGCTTACCGTTTCTCATTTTTGTTGTGTGTATTGATATTTTACTTTCTAACTCTCTGTCTTCTCCCTCAGCTGGAGGAAAAAAGTTAAAACTACGATCTGCAGAATCAAGTATACCTTTTGCAAACCTAGCTTCTCCTGTAGCATCTATTTGATATGGAGAAATCATTGTTAAATCATACTTTCTTGATAGACCTTTTAGGTTATCTGCTATTGTGATTTGTGTTTTCCAATCTTTTTGATCATCATGTTTTACAATATTTATATAATCAACAACTGCCATATTATAATCTGGATACTTAGAAGAAAACATATTACAATAATGATCTATTCTATTAAGAGTTAGCGACTCATCATCTATCATAAATAACCTATGATCTTTTAAGCCTGGTCGTTCTATCTTCACTCTTTTTTCAAAATTTTTAAAATCTTTTGTATATTCTAATTCTTTTATCATCTTATCTATTTTGTCTGAAGGTTTGTAAAAGTTTTCAAACTTTGCTTTAGCCATTTGTATTTTTTGTTTATCATTAAGTTTATTCCTAAAAATATCTAAAAATGGAACACCAGAAATAATAGATAATACTCTATCATAAACTTCTTTATACCTCATCTCGATTGTAAAGAACGCTACAGTATTTCCTTGTAAAAATCTATTGAGGGCTAAGTTAAGCGATATAATAGATTTACCAGAGCCTCTTCTACCTCCTAGTAATACCAGCTCCTGTGTAGCAAACCCTCCGTTTATTGCGTCAAATTCATTTGATAATCCTGATGGATATATTTTAAAATCGTCTTCGTTTGGAAAAAATTCTAGCTCTGCAACATCGTAGAGTTCATCATCATGGGGTATAGCCTGATTCAAGTGTAATAGATGATTTTGGAATTTGTCAACAATTTCTACTTTTTCTAAATCTTCAAGTTGATCAACGAATTTATCCATAAAATTAATTGTTTCATCACGAATGTAAAAGTCTTGTAACTGTGCAACTAAGAATTCATCTTGTATTTGGTCATTACTATTATCGTCTGCACAAATTTGATTTTCTATATACTCTTGTAATCCTGTATCTTTTCTTATAGTAAGAATCTCATCAGTCGACGGTAGACGAGTATTTGCCTTATAAAAAGACTTAATCTTTTCATATAAAACAAAATTAATACCTGTAAAATATTGATTTAGTAATTTAGAATAAAGGTCGTTACTCTGCGTATCAAGTAATCTACGCAGAGTGAGTTTTTGTAAATCTATTGCCATTAAGCCGCCTTGACAGGAAAAAGTTGGTCACGAGTAGCATTTACATAGCCTCCGTGATCGCCTTGTCTATATAGTAGGTAAGATTCCCTACCTGTTTCTTCTATTATTCTACTAACATTATTACGTTTATGCAAGAAAGCACTTAACTTACGTGTCGGCAAAACCTCTCCTTCAATCATCCAATAAATCTCGTAGTGAACTCCCTCAGTAGGTTCTGAATATCTACCTGCCTTGCCATTGGCCCCAGGTTTAAAAGGGTATATTTCGATGTATTTTTGATAACCGTTTTCATAGGTATCAATCCATTCTTCATCATAAACTTCTTTTACTACTGCAAAAGTATTTTCTTTTGCTAAAAACACTTTATCTCCAGTTCTAAATCTTACTTCAAGATCTTGTATAACATGCTCGACATTAGCTGCTTTACCTTTACCTCTGGCACGTATAGGCACATTCATCTCTATTAAAATATTTTTAATTCTTTGAGGCGAAATATAATATGTCTTAGCTAAGGAAGATTGAGTATCTCCATTAAGATAAGAGTCTGCTATGGATTTCTTTTCTTCACTAGTAAACTTCTTGAGACGCGCCTTCTTTTTTAGGGCAGCTTCCTTGTCAATATTATTATGAAATTCTTGAATGATATTATCAAGTCTTTTGGTATTATATGCTATACCTAGATGTTCGCAGACTTGTTTCTTAGTCTTTTTTGCTTTTAACATCCAAATAGCTTGTCGGATTTTGGCTTCCGATATGCCTGTTGCTTTTGCCATGAATACTCCTGTGATTTTCTTTATTATAATAAAAGTCAAGCAGTTTGGCAATAATTATCTTAGTGAGTTATGAGATCATCGTCTGTATAATATAAATCTGACCATACGTTTCTTATTAAACCAGTTTGGGTATACACTATTATAAACTTTTCATTAAAGAACCTATTAGATCTATACATTTTTTCTACATAAAAGGAACTAACGTAATTTTCTAATATATCCTTAAATTGAGCTGAGTTTTCGTCTATTTTAGGGTAAAACTTTTTAGCTAATTTTGTGAAATACAGAGATTTTGCCTCTGGATGTAGAGACAAAACATGATCTAAAGCCTCTTCAGGTATATTTTCTAAAATAAATTCTTCAGCCATTTAACTCTACTTTCCAACTACCAGGATTATGTGGTTCTGTCTCCCATGAACTTGCAGGATTACAAGCTTCACACCAACTTGGGAACTCTTTTTGTATTGCACCTTGTCCTGTAATTACTCTAATATATTTTTCTTCTTTATAATTTATATGTGCAAAATCCATAAATATTTTCCATGCTTCGTGAAGGGTTTTTCCGTGTAAATCAACTGTTTTCATTTTTCTTCTCTTAATATATCTTTATAGTAAGTATTTGTCCATAAATTATAGTATGTAGTGGTTTTTAAATGTGTTCTCGCTTTTTGTAAATCTTCTTTAGACTGAATTAAGAACAAAATACGTTTTCCATTACCTGTATAGTTACCGTCAATATATCCTGGCTTGTCTGGATGGTCTAAAAGTGTTATCGTGTCTTTTGCAAATAGATTACACTCATATTCTATATAAGATGCTTCTTCTACTGTCATGGAGGAATCTGCTAATTCACAAATCATCAAATCGTACTCACCTTTCCAATAAATTGCATATTTTAGGAGTGTAACTCTATCTAAGTGCGTATATATTTTGTATTTTGCTTTTCTTGCGTATGGACATATTTGATACCCGTTAATAGGGGTTGTTATTCGTTTAATCCATTTTTCTATATCTTTATAGATATTGCTCACAATTACCTTCTCTTTCTAGATCAAGCGACATACAGTGTACCCCGCCGTCCCAAAAAAATCTATGTCTAACAGGGCATATTATCGGTTCTATTTTGTGTTTTTTAAAGTAATCAAAAACTTCTTTTCTATAATGCGAAACAATTACGTGGTTCTCATCTAAAGATAAACAATTTACATCAAATAAGGTTTCTTTTGCATACCCTACCCAATCTGAAAACCATGTTGTTATTGTTTGGTTCCAAACATCATCAATGTATTTGCTATCTTTAAATAAATAAGATTTTGTGTCGTTTTGATAGATATTCCACTTTTTCATCGATTCAAACGCTGGTTCTACTTGAAAAGCATCCCAATCTTTAAATATGTTCTTTGTATAGCCTTCTGCCTCTAAACAAGTTAATATAACTCCTGGTTTTAGTACTGAAAAAACCCCATCTGCGTGACTTATATTAGCTTTGAATTGAAAATTATGTGTAGTAAGATATATTATGTTATACCCTAAAGGCTCTAACCAGCTTTTTAAATATTCAACAGACTCTGGATCATTAGACTTCATATCTCTCTGTCTATCAATAATAATATCCTTACCCAATCTAACAATTGAAGGAGGCATTAAATTATAAGTTTTGCTATTACGGACAATTCTGTTCTTATACTTTTGTAGTGGGTACAAGTAATCTACAGATGTTATTAAAGCTTCTTGCGCGCATACCAGCTTATTGTCTAAAACTATTAGATCATCACGAGGATTCATAAGATAAGGAGTAAATTCTATATCTTCTGACTCCCATTTTATACTATACTCGGGTCTTATTACTTTAGCACCAAAGTCTGTACAAATTTTTGCTAAGTTTTGATAATCTTCCTCAGTCTCGTCAAGTAAATCAACTAATAATCTTTTAGTGCTTGGACTTAATTTTGATCGCATATATGGATTTTTAACTATTGTACTAGGTAACCCTCTACCTATTAAAACTGTTTTTAATTTTTGAAATTCTGTGTGTGCTTTTATTCCCATGTACGTCTTTCTATTCAAATTTTTGACAAAAAATATCGTCAATATTTTGACTATGCCAAATTATTGACGCTGACGCAAGTGTCAAATATTTGACAACTTTTTCCCATCAATTATAATGCTTTTAGGAGATGCATCATGCTTATTTATATTTTTTACTTTTTAGTGTTTTTAATACTTTACTTTTATTTTTAGAAACAAAAAAAGGGCGACAATAGAACCTGCCACCCTTTTATATCCCCCCAAGGATTCGATTACTCGACTACTCGTTAGATGCTTTAGGAGTATAGTCTGCACAAGCAAGACCACGTCTTGTAAGTACAGTTTTGACACCTCTAACTGTTTTGTCAAATGCTTCTGCAATCTCTTCAACAGTTTGGTCAAGCATATCTTCGATACCAGCATATGGATCTGCTTTTGAATCTTTTTTATCTCTTTGTGGAGCTTTAAGACCCATAGACAGTAACTTACCTCTTATTGAGTTTACTGATCTACCCATGGCATCAGCAATCTCTTCTAAGTATGAACCGCCTTCAACCATATCACTGATTTTTGACTCTTCGTCTTCTGAATAAGTTCTAGGAGTAACTTTCTTTTCAGCAGGCTTGACATGTGATGTCATCTCTAATGATAATGCTTTACCATTGATTTGCCTTGCTGTAAATTTATTTCCAGCAAACTGTTGAGCAATTTCTTCAGCTGTAAGATTTCCAGAATTTGCCTCTAGGAAAGATGCTAATTCGTCTGTCTCATCAGCAGAGAACACAGGAGCAGCGCCTGGCTTTTTAGGAACGTCGTAACCTAGTTTTCTTAACTTAGCAGTTACAGAACGTCTTGGAAAATCGAATTCTTCCATTAAAGATTCGATTATTTCTTCAGTTACACCACTACCTGCAACGTCGTGCATACGTGTAACCATGTCTTCAGTGTATTCAAATTTTGACATATTATGATCCCCTCTGATCGTTAGTTATTGAATTTTTCAAGAGTTTCTTTTTCTCTTGACTTGTATAAAGATATTACCGAAAATATTTATAAGAAGCAACTGAAAATTAAAGGTAACTGCTTTCATGGTTCTTTTTAATTCTCTTAAAAATTACCCGATAACACATCTTTTTTGCTTGACCAATAGTCAATTATAGTTACTCCTAAAGTATTAGCTTTAGTGTGTTTTGAACTACCACTGTCTCCAGCAACTAGTGCATAACAATCTTTAGTAACTGTAGATGTTATTTGAAAACCTTTTTCTTCCAGTATTTCACTAAGTTGTTTTCTCGTCATATCAAGTTTACCCGTAATACAAACTTTTCTTTTGGATACTAATACTTCTTCAACTTGAACATTTTGTTCTAACTGTAGAGGTAATTGTAATACCCAATACTCATTATCGTCAAGCCAAGCAAGGATTGACTCAATCGTTGAAGGACCAATACCTTTAATATAGGTAGTTTCTATATCTCTAAGGTTTCTGAAAGCTGGGATATGAGGAACTATCATTTTAGATGCTCGTCTCCCAACCCCAGGTATTCCTAGGGATGCTAGTACTATGTCATAAGGTTTGGTGTTGGTTCTTTCAACCTCAGCCTCAACTTTAACTCCGTTTGCACCGAGTTTGCTCCAGTCAGGATTATCAAATAAATCGACTGGATGTGTTAAGCCTAGCTTCTTTACAGAAGCAGGACCTAATCCTTTTATTTCGAGTATCCTTATAAAATACTCTAAAAACTTTATAGAACTTATATTACTCTTATCATTAACGATAAGTCTAGGACCATCTCGCTTTGTCGTGGCACCAATGGCACGTTCTGCCGTAAGTTTTGTTACCTTTTGGTTATGTACTGAGTGTTCTATTACTCTTAAGAACTTAGGTATAACTCCGCCAGCTCGTTCTACTTGGATCATGTCTCCAAGACCTAGATTGTGTTCTTCTATTATTCCGATATTATGAAGAGTAACTCTTCTAAGAGTTGCATCGTCTAAAATAACAGGCTCAATGATTCCTGTTGGGTTTACTGTTCCAGTTCTACCTATCGCCCATTCTACTGAAAGCAGAGTAGTAACTGCAGTTTGAGATTCTCTTTCTTTGAGTGCTACAGCAAACTTAGGATATTTTGAAGTGTGACCTAATGCTTGTTCTTGTTCCCAAGAATCTGTTCTATATACAATTCCGTCTTGAGGATAGCTCCAGGACTCTTCGTCTAATGCTGTATAAAATCCCATGTTTTTAATTGATTTCATTCTAGCTTGATAGTTCATTTTAACTCCAAGCCAATCATGAGCGATAAATTTTATATTTCTCTGTTTAAATTCTTTTGCGCTTTTTAAGCCTAATGCTCCGCTTACATAGTTTCTATAATTTTCAACTTCGTTATTTGTTACGCACTCGCCGTTTATAACGACCTCATCTTGAAGAGTATCAATCATGGCGGGAGCGCCGTTCAAGAATTGAGTTAAGTGCGTAACATTTTCACCACGCTCGCCATTACCTCTTGTTAGTGCTAATTTAAGTTTACCTCTTTTATAAATAAGAGTTAAGTTAGTACCATCAATTTTAGGTAACTTTACCGTCATAAACTTATCTACTTCTTCTAGTTCATAGACTTTACGAAGTGAATACAGTTTAAACGGATGCGAGACCTTCCCAGCAACACCACCTACTTTAACTGTAGGGGAGTCGTGATCCTTCCAACCTTGTGCCTTTTCGATCTGTTCTAATTTGTCGTAGAGCTGGTCGTATTCAGAATCTGTTATTTCAGAAGCTGACCTGTCATAATAGGCTTGGTTATGTTTTTCAATAATTCTTTTGAGTTCTTTGTAATTCATATATAGATAATATAAGAAAATTAAGCATTAAGAAAGTTTAATGTGTATTTAAATAGTGAAACTACTTTATTTAGTTTCATCATGCGGCAAACTTCCGTCATTCATAAATCCACCTTTTTTTCTTTTGTCTAACCAACTATGTTCTACATAATGAACATACTTAGCGTTTGGATCTTTGTTTAGAATGTAGTGAAGTTGTTCATTCTTATCATCTATAGGTATATTAAGTATATCATTCAAACTTTTTACATAATGATGTCTGAACATATATAAAAGTTCTACACTTAAAAATGTATGAGGAAATTGTGTTATGTCAGCTAACTTGTTTAAAAAGTTATGATAACTTTCAACACCTCTTTTTCTAGTTTGGTTTTGAGCGGTAATGTTTTGATCTCTTCCGATGATTCCTACTAAAAGATTACCTTTTTTACTTAATCGTTCTAAAACTTCAGTGTAGTTGGGATAAACCGTTTGTTTTTTACCATCGATATCATCAATAAAAGGGCCACTAACACTAATTAAGTAGTTTTGCTCTTTCCAAAAATAACTATCAATTTTAGATGGATCAGACCATATATCTGCAAAAGGAGCTACGTGGTGAGGAATCCAGTATTCTTTTAAAAGTTTACCCCATCCATACACATCTTTGTGCATAGATAGGACTTTAGAAAATACATGATTACCAGTACCTTGCGGTCCTGTAATAACTAATATATTAGGCTTCATTTTATTAGCTCTTGTTTATAAATTGCTTTAATCCCGAAAGCCTCTTTATTAAATTTAACTAAAGTTTTCAAAGCATCAGCAGTGATAAAAGTCATTAAAGTTTTTACGTGATCGTTTCCTTTGTCACCTAAAATCCACTCATATTTACCTACCTTCTTTTGTATTTTTTTAACTGACTCGGGGTCATTTGCTACTTTTCTTAAAGCTTCTACAAGTTTTGCTCTGTTAGGATTACCTTTGTTTACCCATAATGCTTTTTGTAAACCATCTCTAAAGCTCTTAACTAATTTATAGGCTTTATACAAATCACTATGCGGTTTAACTCTGTTTGCGCCATAAAATAAATCTTCCATTAATATTCCTGGGTAGTTTGGGTCATCTGCATGACTTCCGTCTGATTGAAGTATGCCGTGATGGAACCAAAGAGTTGCTTGACCTTTATCAATAATAGGTTGTACATGCTTTTTAAAAGCTGCTGGGTTATCTCTAGTGCCGTGTAGTTCTCCTCGCTTAAATGCTAAACGTCTCTCACTACCTTTCATACCTTTAATCCAATTTACTTTCTTTTTAAAACAAGCGATATATTCATCTGTCGTAAGTCCGCTACCGCATTTTAGTAAAGTCATTGCAATACCTTCAGGTATTTTACCTCCACCACCAGAAAATGACGTTGGCTCGCTGCTATAAGGATCGTGTGATTTTTGAACTGCTGTAATAATATTAAGATTCATTAATCCTACACTATCATAATCACGATAGTTATAATCTACCTTTTCATTTAAAAATGAAACCCCATTGCCGCCATTTGATACCATGATAGTTTTATCATTAAAACGTAGATCATTGTGGAACTTATTAAACCCTGGTATGTCTCTAGCACCTCTTATATGTTTTAGGATGATTTTCTCTCCTAAATGTTTTTCTAATTCTGTAGCTACTATCTGAGCCCATTGGCTAGTGCCGCCTCCAGGTTTTTGTGGAATAATCATTGTATAGTCAGCCCATGCAGATGCTGAAAATAACAACATTGATAATACTATTAATTTATGCATAATCTATTTTACCTTTTCTAATTATACTGTACGTGAAAACACCGATTATTAATACGACTAGACATATGAATATCGGTCTTATACTTAATGTTTCTAGGGTGTATAACCCTGTAATTTGTAATGTTAAACCTTCAACTTTTTCTGCAAGAATATAACCTATCAACAAAGCAGGTCTACTAAATTTAAAATGCTTACATGAAAATCCTATTATAGAAAAAATTCCTAACATTGCCAAGTCCTCCCATCCTCCTGTGTACTGCATAGAAGTAAAAATGATTAATGCTAATAAAAATGGAAAGTAATACTTGTACGGTACTCTTGCAAGGGCACTTATTGGTCGAATTAAAAGTATACAGATTAAAGCAACGATAACAGTAGCCCCAAGAAAACCAAAAGTCATGCTAGTAAATAGTTCAGTATCTTCTGCTATATCAGGTGTACCAAGTTCAATATTTAGGTACATGAACAGACTCATAAGAATCGCTGCAAACTTAGCTCCAGGTATACCAAATATAACAGTCGTAATCATTGATGTTGCTTTTTGAGAGTTATTTGCACCTTCAGGTCCGATGACGCCCTTAATATTACCATTTCCAAATTTTTCTTTTGGATTTGTAGCAACAGCTGATCCGTAAGCCATCCAGTCTGCCATTTGACCGCCTAGACCAGGCAAAAGTCCTATGAAAGCACCTATAAATCCTCCTCTAAGAGCTAACCATCGATTAGTCCAAACTGCTTTCATTCCTTCTAATAATTCACCTTTTTTCAATCCGCTATTAGATGTACTAGTTTTAGTAAATAATCCTTTTGTTAATTCTGGTATTGCAAACAATCCAGCAGCAACTGCTATTATCTGAATACCATCTTCTAAGTAAAACCACCCCATAGTAAATCTCGGTTCATTATTATCAGGGTTTACTCCAACCATACCAATAAGTATGCCAAAAGCAATAGCTAAAATACTACGAAACCAGTACTGATTACTTAAAAAACCTACTGTTGCGAGTGCTAGCATAGTAAAAGCCCAAAGTTCAGGAATTCCTAGAATCATTATCAAGTTTGTGTACCACGGTAAAAGTAAAAAAACTAAACATCCCCATATTAATCCATTTACTGTAGAAGTTGTAACTGCAGCACTAATAGCATAGCCAGCTCTACCTTGTTGCGCTAAAGGAAATCCATCAACCATTGTAGCAGCAGCACTATTTGCTCCAGGTATTCCTAATAATATTGCCGTAAAACTATCACCAGTCGTACTAGCGGCTACAACTGCCATTAAAAAAATAACACCAAGATAGGGATCATGCACAAAATAACTTATGAAACCAAAAAGAGCTACAAGACCTGTTGTGGCGCCTGCACTTGGTATAATTCCAACTATTAAGCCATAGAATACTCCTGCTAAAAGAGTAGCTATCATCTCAATCATTTTGGGAATTTTTTAGCTATTAGAACATCATAGTGTTTATGATGGTGCTTCCATTTCAATTTATGTTTGTGAGCAAATTTAAGAATTGCCTCGTTTTGAATAGCGATATGTTTTGCCATAGTTTGCTCATCTTTATAATAGTCATAGTTGGGATAAGCAATATTAAATCCTCCTGCTTCAAGCCACCAAGCTAAGGCAGCTTCGTTAGGTCTATATATTAAAATAATACCATCCTTGGGATAAAAATAATTTATAGTACTAAGCATTAAACTCCATTCATGACTTTTATGAAGTTTAGGTTTTTTACCTTTCTTTTCATAAGGTAAGTCTAGGTTTTTAGTGTCAAGCATTGCAGGAAACTCCATGCCTTTGCCAAAGTATACGCCAACGTGGTTTCCTTTATCTGTATAGCTTCTTTCAGGAGTACGATCACTTATATCGTAGTTTCCTTCATTTTCTAATTCTTGTGCTATTCCGCTCCAACGACTACCAGGAACTCCTGTTAAAAATATTCTGTTCATACTAAAGCATAAATATCCTCTACTTCTTTTATATACGGATAATCTGATCTTACATAGTCAAATTTAAATCTACCCCCTGTAGAACCTTTTGTTCTAATGTTTTCAATAACTAAACCATATTTATAGGAAACATCACGTGCATAGTCCATTGTCCATGGAAAAAACTCTAGCATAGTTCCATCAGCATGGGGATTGCCAGGATTTACCTTCATACAAATGCGAGAGCCTGGAGTCTCCTCTAATAAATTAACTACTTTAGCCAGTCTATCCTCAACCCATTTTTTGTCGTAAAAATTAATTGATCCGTAACAAATAATTAAATCAAATATCTTATCAGTTTTATAATCTAAAACGTCTATTACTTCGTCAGCCTCTTCATTAGCAATATCTATACCTTTGAAGTACTGAGGTAACTTAGCATACTTTTTGTACTGATTAAAACCGCACCCAACATCTAGTATGAGAGAAGATTTTTCCATACAGTCTATAATATGAGTATCTTCTTCAGTTTGTTGCCAATGATTTTTAAAGTAATCAATCAATAATCTTTTTTTCTAACTGTACTATTAAATCATTGAGATACCATTTTGCTTTGGCTAAATCTTCTCTTTGTTTTCTTAAATCACTGTGTTTTAGATTATATCTAGTCACATATTTTATAACATTACCTTGTGGATAACTCATTTCCCAAGAATTAATATATTCTGACGTTTCAATACCCTTATTATAGTGTGGTGGGTGATTAACCATATCAGGTATTACTACTTTTGACTCTTTTACTAATTCTCTTTCAGTCTCTCCCGTTTTTCTTCTATATACTGTTTTTCCTTTGTCTGGAGATTCGTAAATATATTTTTCATTCATTTTTTCTGTCCACTTTTGTTTTTGCCTAAGTTTCCAAAGAACCCAGTCATAGTATCTTTCTGGTTCTGGATCAGGTAATTCTATATGATCACCTGTTCCTGTCATATCTTGAGTATACTTATTCAACTTATTTTCTCTTTTATAACATTTAATAGCATACTTAAATTTTCTTTTTTGTTAAGATTTGTTCCGTCTACTCTTATATTAAGAATATCTTCAAGTTCTCTTAACATTACTTTTACTGTTTGACTCTTATCTTCTTCACTCAGTTCAGGTTTTTCATAAATTTTAAGTTGTACCAATTTACTTATAACACTTCTATAACCTTTTGCAAAGTGCGAAGCTAATTCATAAACGTCTTTTATGTCTTCTTCTGTATACATTTTTATTAACTCAGCTTCTTGCTCGTCATTCCACGCTTTAACGCTCATTATTTCTCCAATTCTAATTCTAATTGTGTATTCCAAATATATCTTTTTGCTACTTGTTCACTTGCTTCCTGTAGTAAGGGTATTAAAGAACTTACTTCATCAGCAGGCATTGAGTAGCCTGATTTTGTTGGATACCACTGACCAGTATCCCCATCCATAGAATATTCTCTAATATGAAGATATAACTGATCTCTAAATTCATTCACTGTAACTTTTACAGCATTTCCATTCGGTTTACGGAACGCTGTTCCAAAATCAATGTTCACTAATATTCTCTTTTAACCAATTGTTAGGTTTGACAATCATATTTAGCGAGTATCTCGCCTCAGATCTGTCTAAGTTTTTTGCTCCGTGAGGAGTGTCTGGGTTAAAAACTACTCCTTGTCCAGCTTCTAAGCATATCTCATCTTTACCAAAAATACATATAAAGTTAGGATTGTAGTTAATTGCTATCCATATTCTTAAATGCTTTTCAGTAGGATCATGCCAGTTCTCTTCGTCAATATGCACTGGCGTAACATACTGAGGCTCCTGTTTTAAAATCCTAATTCTTGCTGTAGGACATTCAAACTTATTTATTGCACTAATGGTTCTAGGTATGATACCACAAGTACTAGTAAATCTATAGCTATCACAAGTGTCAGGATATACTTTAAACATATTATTAGGCTTACCATCAGGGCTTTTTATTGCACAAGCAGTAATTGCATCTTTAAGATCCCTATCTTTATAGTTGTAATATACTAGTTTAGTACACTCGTCTAGCAAATCTTCAGCAATTTTGAATTTTAAATATTTATAAGTAAGACTCATTTATCGTTTTTCACTTAGATACTCTTTTAATGTTCCGCCTTCAATTGGTTTATCAAGATAGTCTTTTCCTAAAATCCAAATATCAGAATTTTTACTATTTATTTGATCTAGCCATACATTATAGCAATCTTTTACACCCTGTAAACCTCTTACATATTGGGCATTAACTGTATGAAACGCATTACTCCACCATATGACACTATCAGGATCATTAGTTATTTTATTTGTTACTTTTTCGGGGTTCTCACAAATGTCTACATGAACATATGAGTGTTTCAATTGCTTATATCTTTCCCAATGATCTTTTATTACTTTCTCTGAACCCCAATACCCTATTTCTCTTTGCCACAAGTCATCTCTAGTTAATCGCTCAGTTTCTACACCACCTGTTTCACTGAATTGATACTTTGCTAGTGCCCACTTAATAAAACTAGGATAATCCTCACCATCCCAATACGTGAGTAGTAACTTTTTAAACGCTAAAGAAGGCTTACTATAATCGTAATAAACTATTTCAGTATCATCATAAAAACCAAAATGATGTAGTATCATGTTTGGTTTAAAACTTGCAGCAACACTGTATAGTTTTTTAATAGGCTTTTCAAGCTTAACATACTTTAAATCAAGATAGTTTTCTGTATTCCAAAGAAAAACACATGTAGGAGCATACTCAACTATGTTCTGTATCCAATTTAGCTGTAAAGCTAATTCTTCCGCACTTTGTGACGGATAAATATATTGTTTTGATTCTCTTATCTTTGGGTGAAAATTGTATACAGTTAAATCGTTTTCTAAACTAACATTAATAAAATTCCAACCATCTACTAATGGTGTACAAACTGTAAGTTCCTCAGTAGGTCTCAAAGATAAAGGAGTATAATCGTCATGTATGTCTTTAGAATGTCTGTTAGCTTTTACCACGTTTTCTTCTTTAGTAGCTGATTTATTACCAAACACAGGTTTATCAAATTTTCTATAATAATCTAAATTAACTAACATACATTGTTTATGAAGTCCGTAGTATCCTATTTCGCCTTTGGGGTTATTCTTATTAGGTTTATTTTTATCCATAATATGCCCTGTGACAAAAAAGTTCTGCTTTTCTATCCATTTTTCAATATGCCTAAAGAACGCAGCTTCTTGAATTATATGACCTGTAGCTTGTACTATACAATACTTTACGTCATGCTCTAGTGCTTTATCTAAAACTTCGTTAACAGAGTTTGCAGTTATAATTGGTCCAAAGTATTTAAACCTAGTAAAAAATTCTGTTAATTCTTTATATTTTTGAGTGTTAGGAATATGCGTAGAAAAAGTTGTATCATTATAGATACCTACCACATAATCTTTATTTAACCCCATTTTTCTCATAGCTACGTATTACCAATTCTTCATATTCTTTTGCTCTTGTTCCGTGCACAATTATGTGATATCTTTCTTCTGTGCTTTTATTAATGTAAGCGTGAGTATTTCCTACATCTAATAGTAGTGCTTTTCCTGGCGCAAATGGGACATAACCTTTATGACCTTCCATTTTCATTTTACACCCTTTTGGGTGATTTAGTGCCATATTTATTGGAGATAATTTAGAGTCAAAACTGTCTTGATGCGGAGTGATAAATCCCTCTGGCTCTAATAACATAAATCTAACTCGGTAATAAGACTTAAAAGGAAAAATATCACGAAAAAATTTATATGTGACAGGACATCTATCGACTATGTCTGTCCACACATAAGGAGTTTCTTGGTTTGACTTATACCCGTATTGTTCAAAATGATTAGTTTTTTCAGCATCGATACCATGAATGCATAAACTTCTCCAACCTTTATGTCTATAACCGCCCTGACCGTCTTGATCTCTGTGTTTAACAAATCTATCTCTTAAATTAATTGCTTCTTTATGCATTTCTTCATAAGGAAACTCTATGTCCAAGTCTAACCAAGGTATATTGCTCTCATTTATAATCCAATTAAAATCTTTCATTAATAAACCTTAACATCTTTTACATTAACTTTACTAGGTTCACAGACTGCTTTATAATGACGTGACATAGGAGTTTGTCCTCCATCATCTACTCTGTTCGGTACTCCAACATTTTTATTTATTCTTACTGCAAAATACATACAATCATCTATACTTCTAAAGTAACTTGTATCTAATTTCTGAACTCCTAGATACGTTATCAGAGCAAAAACTAATTCCATTAGCTATAGTTATCTAATAGACTTTCATCTACTGCAAAACTTGTCCCGCACCCGCAACTTGCTTTGGCACTAGGATTTTTTACAACTAACATTTTATTCATCATATGATCTTGTAAATCTACCTCAGATCCATATAAATACTTAACACTTTCGCTATCTATTAAAGCTGGGGGATTATTGGAGAACTGAATATCATTATCTGCTATTTGCGTATCAATATCTAGCAAATAATTAAACCCTGAGCAGCCACCTCCTGTAACTCCAAATCTAAAATATTCTCCAGGCTTAAGTGTTTCTGAAATATAAATTTGTGCTTTAGGAGTAATAGTAGGTAAATCTCCTACAAACTTATCATCAATTGTTGGCGCAAATCCATGAAAATCTCTTAATATTTTGTCATCAAGACTTTCTTTTTTCATTGCTTCATAAACACTAGGTTTAGTGTCAAACTCATCAAACCAATCATCTAGCTCTTGTTGTGCTTTTTCTTTGTCCGATTTCATTAATAACTCCTTCATACATATCAATTACGTGGTCCCAGGTATTTTCCATTGATACATTATCTAACTTTGTATATAAATCTTGTTTATTATGGTGATGGTATATATACTTTAACACTTGTTCTAGGTGATGTCCAGAAGGTTCGTTAACAAATGTATGAGTGCTCATCCGTGTCATAGCATCTCCAGGTTTCATTGCAAACACTCCAGAATCTGATATATTTACGTTTTGTTGAGATGTTGGAATTTTTAAACCAATTTCTTCGGGAACAAAATCATCGGTTGGTCCTCCTGAAGGAACAACAGGTAAACAACCACAAGCCATTGCTTCTTGAACATGCATTGCAAAACCTTCAGCTCTGTAGGGATGAACTAAGACATTTGATAATTTATATAAGTTAGCCATTTCTGACTCACTAAGGTTTTCATCTATGTATATCACCTCAGCACTTTCAGTTTTATGTTGCATTTTTATTACTTCATTAAGAATATTATTCTTTCCATAAACATTTGGGTTATCTTTAATTATAAGAGTGCATTTATCATATTTTTTAAAACATTTATGCCATACATTAATTAATACATCTAAACCTTTTCTCCATTGAGAGTTTCCAACGTATACAAAATTAAATCTATCTGGTTTGATACCTAATAAAGGAGTGACTTCAGATTTATCTTTGTTAAACAGCTCTGGATTAAACCCGTTTGGTACTACAAAGGCTTTTGAAGGATTTAAACCTCCATCAGTAAAAACTTTTTTAACATAGTTACTAGGTATTATTAAAGCATCAGCGAATGTCTCAAACTTATATTGCCACTCAAAAGGAACTTTTGGGTATTCCCATGGTTGAATATATATCACTTTAGTTTCTTCTCCTACAGGCCAGTTCCAAATAGGTGGGTACGTATGTCTTATCTGAACTTCTGGATTAGATTCTCCTAAATCTTTAGTTTCTAACTCTTTTAAATTTTTAACAGTGTCAGTTGATAATTTGTATTGAGGATCATATTTATCTAATGGGGTGATGTAAACGTCAAATTTTTTACTTAATCCAAATATAATATTACGATTTATAATCGTTAAAGAATGGTTGTCATAAAATTTTCCTATAAATTCTAATTTCATTAGTAGGCCCTCGATGCGTAGTTTTTAATATAATTTTCTAATTCTGTAAGAGGTAAAGCCTCTAATCTAGGCCATTGAGTTCCCCCTAGACCTGATGTTTTAAAATTACTCATTTCTTTATAGTTACTTAAATCAACCTGTTGCCATAATTGATAAAAAGGATCTTTTTCAACTAGATCGGAGTGACCTATATTTTTAATTTTTTGTTCTAATTCGTTAGACGGTCTGCATAGGCTCCAGTGTAATGCTACTAAAGGAGACATTAATCTGTTATCTCCTGCGGCTGATTTATCAGTCCATCTAGCATAAGTAAATGTGCTGTCTTTTGAAGTCATAAAACCTTGATTTTCGCCAAAGAAAGGGGTTCCATCTTCATTAGCTATAAGTAAAACAATATCCTGTTTTTCTTCCTCAGTTATAATTTTATAAGGAGTAGCCCATGTTAAAGATATATCTTTTTTATCCCTGTACCTTTCAACGATAGGTAGATAGTCATAAAAAAATTCTTTAGCATTCACTAACATTTCGTCTGCATCAACACTTACGATCCATTCATGAGTACATTCTTGTTTTAAAAAATTTCTCTCATAATTATCGTTTTCTATAGCTACTTTGGATTGATGAAAATCTTCTTCTACAATAGTGATTTTAGAGTCACCGTCTATCGCATCTAATTCTCTCCATAAAGCATTTTCGTCGACTTCAAAAGGGTTGCCGCTCCAGGTAATTCTATCTTTATCAATACCTAAAACTATCTCATCAACATACTCATAGTATCTTTTAATACTATCAGATAAGAATCTATTCGCATCATACGATATAAGACTTATAGCACTTTTTTTAATCATGTATTCGCTTTCGGTTTAACTGTTGGAGCAATAGGCTTTGTTGCAAAAGGTTTTGGAGTTATAGTTGGCTTTACTATAAGTTTCTTCTTAAAACCTATCATAGCAATTCCACTAAAATACTTATATGAATCACTCATACTATTAGATACTCTATATTCTTTAAATCTTTCTTCTACTTTGTCCGCATATTTTATGAGAGCTTTATTTAACAGTTCTGCATATTCATGATTAGACTGCTGAGTAAATACAACTACACTTTCTGTTGCTAAAGAAGGAAGTACTAGTGTGAAAAAATCATCATATACTTTTTCGCTTACTGGCGATACGTCAAAATGTACGACATCAAATTTAGGTTGTTTAGCCCAATCAACATCTTCAAAAGGCTTTTCAATTAATGTTAAGTTTTTTACGTCGAGTCTATCTTTTTCATGCCTATAAATATTTAAGTTAGCCTCTAATTGAGATTTCATATTATCCCAAATAAAGCCTTCAGGTGCCCACTTTGGTGACTCTCTATCATCGTATAAATAGTGTTCTACTCCTACTGCTTTTAGAGTTGGATTATCCAGCATTCCAGATATAAGAGTTGAGCCTTTATAAACTCCTATTTCTAAGAAATTTATATTACTACTAGAACATAGATTACTAATTAGTACTCTTTGCCTGATAGTTGATAAGCCGAAAATCATATTTCTCTCTCTATCTGTTGGTTTTCCTCTTTCATTGTCTGCATTCTGTAATGCTTCCATGCAAAAAGAATGCGATACTTTTTTGTTACTGCCTATCATCTTTTTTCCTCTCTATAATAAGTCTGTCTATGAAATAAAATGGTATATACATTGTTAAAAGTATTATTAAAAATACTATCATTGGTAAAATGAATAACAATATACTACTAAGTAGCCAAAACATAATAGTAGCAGTTAAAATAGGACCTGCGCTACTTTTTTGTTTATATATCATTTTTGTAAGTTCACTCTTTGTTATAAACATTTTATCCATTTTTGATTACTCTGTCCAGCGTTTTGTAAAATTTTGAATTTGCCCATTTCGTATGGAGTCTTTTCATGTTCCTTGTTTCCATGAGAAGTTTGTTTTCATCCTTTAATCGTTTATTATCTCTTGATTCGTGGTGATATAGTCTAACTGGGATATTATAAATTATTTGATCCTGTTCTCTTGCTTGTAAACAATAATCAACATCTCTATTATATGTCCACTCGTAGCTTGCATCAAAATCGCCAACGCTATCAATAAACGACCTTCTCAAATAACAACCACCAAAGGTAGTCCACGCTACTTCTCTAACATTATTGTATTGACCGGTATCTGTTTCTAGTTCCTTAAATTTAGATTCATTCTCCAAAACAAGCCCACTACCAAAATGATCTGGTCTATTATTGGTAAATTTTCCTCCAGCACATTGTACATAGTACTGGTCTTTATCATTTTTAGCGGGATAAAGTAAAAGACACCCAAACATGCCTGCTTCTGGATGTTTTTGAACGTACTCTAATACTTCATCAAACCATCCGTCATGATGAGGGCTCATATCTGCATGAAGTATAAATATATCATCATTAGGAAACTGTTTCCACATTTTTTGAAACATCAAATCTGAGCCTATACCTGCAGTATCTTGTTCATAATGCGCATCTAAATACCAAAACATATCTTTATGATCAATTATTTCTTGTTCATAAACATAGGGTACAATTACTTTAGCCATTTAATTTTCCTTCAATATCTTTCATACGCGCACCTACCCATTTAAGTACTATTTCACGTTCTGTACTTGTTATACCCCAACGTTCTTCAAAGTCTGTAACATTATTGAGGGTTGCTTCTTCATACCTTAAGGCATTATAAAGTGCTAGTTCAATGCTGTCTGGTTTTGTCATATTAGTCTATCTGTCCAAGTTTTAGGGGTTTTATCTGTAATCAGTTCTAAAGGTAAATGATATTCAAATTCTTTAACTTGTGGTCTTATCCATGCAACCATTTCTTTTAATGTTTGATCTACTGATATTGTAGCATTGTAATTCCACTCATCTCTCACTTTTTGGCTTGAACAAAAAGCATTTTTTACTTCTGCTGGTCTATCGGGAAAATGTTGAAGATTAGGATATACTTCACAAAAGTGCCCAACTTTATAAGCTAACTCTTTAATTGATATTTCATTATCATCAGGACCAATGTTATACACTTGGCCACAAAGATCTGTTCGTGAACTCTCCATCATTCTATAAATTGCTTTTATACAATCTAAAACATTAGAAAATGATCTTTTTTGATCTCCCTCGCCATATACAATGATTGGTTTATGTTGCAAACATCTATTTATCATTATTCCAACAACATTTCTGAAAGGATCAAAATATCTTTGACCGACCCCTACAACATTATGAGGAACTACTGTTAAGTAGTTTAAACCATGTAGCTTACTTAATATCTGTAAATGTTGTTCTGCATTTACTTTTGCTAACCCATAAGGATCTACAGGTGCTGGTTGCATATTTTCTGTAAAAGGAGGTGTTTGTGCCCCATATCTAGCCATAGAGCTACAATTAATAAATAGTCTAATCTTATTGTGAATTGCTGCTGTTGCAGCTGCAATCGTACCTGATACAATACTTGTAGCAGTAACCATTGGAGAAAAAACACTTAATCCTTCATACGGAAGTGCTGCTGTGTGAAATACTACTTCACAACCCTTCATTGACTCTTTCAATAGCTCTATGTCTAATATATCGCCTTTTATATACGTTGCAAGTTCAGGTACGTTACCCTCAACACCACCAATCATGTTATCTATACCAACAACTTCATTGCCTTGATTAATAAGGAATCTAGCCATAGTGCTACCTAGTAGCCCACTAATTCCTGTGATAAATATTTTCATTATTTTACTATTCCTGTTACGGTTAAGGTGTATTTTGGGTTAATACCACAGTTTCCACTAAGATGAAAAATGTTTTGAGGAATCTCTATAGTATATCCTGGTTCCCAATGATGAATCATGTTATCATGAAGTTGAAGAAAATGTCCCCAATCCCAGGGACTAACTGCAACAAAATAACGTTTAGCTACACCCTCTGGAAATCTCAACCTAAAAGACCCAAACGCGTCAGTATGAAGCGGGATACCGTGTCCAGGATCATAGCGTAAAAGTCTTACTGCGCTTTTATCTTTTATAAGGTTAATTGAATCAAAAAACTCATCGCCTAGCATTTCTTTGAGTTTTAAGTCATCTTCAGGCTCACAACCCCAGTTTTTTTCCATGGAGTTGCTTTCATTATACCCTGTATGCATTAGCAAAACTGCTTGTTTCATATTATCAGGAGTAGTAAAAGGTCTTGGATTATAATATTTATGTAAAGCCTTATCAATATTATCAGTTGACCAGTCAATTATGTCTTTATAGGGGATATCTAATTTCAGTTCTAAGGGGGAAATTTCAAAGTGAGTATCTAAACTAACATTCTTTTCATCTAAATACTGTTGATAGTAGTCTTCTCTGGTGTATGCATTCATGTGTATGCTCCTTTTTAAGGGTATAAAAAAAGCTAGCTAAGAAACCTAGCTAGCTTTTAAACTAATTATTTGTTGTCTAGGCTAATCCAAACGTCAACGATATTCCAAAAGTTTTTAAGGCTCATACCCTTTGCTTCCATAATATCACCTGTCAAAATATGGCTTTTACCGTAGTATGCTTTTAAGTCAGCATCTTCCTTAAGCATTTTCATCACAGCAGTTTTTGCTACTGCTGTTTGCTTTGCATTCATGTTTACACCCTGCATTACACCATAGGTTGCCACATCTTTAAGCTTCCAGTTTGGAAACACATCTGCAAACTTCACAGTTCCGTTTACACCTGCCGTAGTTGCAAAACAATTTACACCAGGGGTGTTGATCTCACGAGCAGTATAACCAGTGTAAATCATATCTACGTCACCAGCAACTAGACCTTTAAGAGTCTTGCTAGAACCACTGAAATCTACACGATTAAATTTTATATTGAATTGCTTTTCTAAGTCAATAAACATTCCTTGCGGATAGTCAGAAACACCTATATTGATCTTTCCATCTTTTCCTTTTATCCACTTCTCAAAATCTGCTTTTGAATTAACATTATTGTATGGCTTCTTTGCTACACAAAGAGTCATACTTCTTAGAAATAACATTGATACTGTACTGTCTTCAGTAATAGCAGGGTTTGGGTCACATTTTTTTCTGAATTTATCAGATTTAAATTTATTAGCACTGATTAAATACATTGCAGCTCTGTCAGTATTTTTTACCCACTTATTGTTGGTATGGCAATTTTTAGTCCAGTGAAGCTTACTATCAAAACCTTGGCTTTGAAGAGCCTTATGGAACATAACTCCTTGTTTCCAAGAATTGCCTGTATTACCAGACGGTACAATGATATCTAACTGATCTGCTGTTGCAGCAAATGAAGTAAGTGTTAGTGCAATAGCAAGTGCGCTAGTTTTCTTAAGTAAGTTCATAATATCTCCTATGTGGTTCTTACATTAAATTGATTTGATAAAAGGCATAAAACGCCTCTAATATTTTGTCTTGTAGCATAAAAGCGATCATTAAGACTAATGGTTCAGTTTTTCGCAGTAAATATCCTAGCGGTGTTAAAACTAACATCACTGTAAGATGATACCACATATCATAATCAAGTGACCCAGTGTATAGCACGAGCCCGATTAGTAATATTCCTGTCCCGATTAACATGTAATTCATATTAACCTTTTGTAGGATGTTAATGTACTTTACTGCAGGCCAGCATAGTATTAACCCTATTGCATTAACTATAACAAACCAAGCACACAGATGCAAGAACAAATTTGTTTTGATTGTTGTCGTGTAATTGATGATATAGGTATTTATTTCTATAATTGCCAGTAGGAGTGTTTCACTACCAGAAATCGGAATTCCTATTAGTAGTAAAGGCATTAAACCAGTCATGTTAGTTGCATTGTTTGATGTCTCAGCTGATACTAATGACTTGATATCTCCTTCCTCAGAATATGTACCTCTTTTTCTCCCTAAATACCTTTCAAGGGCATAGCTAAGATTAGTTCCGACAGCTGTTCCAACATGAGGCACTAAGCCAATAAAAGCTCCTATAATACTACCTCTAATAGATGATGTTATATTACCAAAATATTCTTTTATATGTAACCAGACAGGAGTTTTATCTTCATAAACTCTATCAGTTTTAAAGTTTTTAAATTGATCTTTTACCTGTAATAACACAGGAAATACATACAAACTTACCATTACAGGAAATAAAGGTAAACCAGTTATCAACTCAGGAAATCTTTCATACGGAAGGTAATCTTCAGCAAAAATAGTAGGAGGAACACTTAATTGCCCTATACATGATAGTAAAAATCCTAACGCAAATATAAACGCATTCTGTATCTTACTATGTCCAAGAAGAAATACGACACTAAAAGATGCAATTAGTAATATTACTGATTGAATATTGTTATTATAAAATTTAGTGATCAGTTCGACTGCTGAAGGTAATGCTAATAAAACCATACCTAAAGCAATAAAAGCACCAACTACACTTCCTATTGCCGCATTTGAGATAGCTATATTTCCTAGTCCACGAGAAAACATTCGTTTGCCCTCTCTTACTGCAGGAAGACTACTAGCTTCTCCAGGGACTCCAAATACCGTAGCAACTACACTACCGCTAAACTGTGATACTGAAGTTAGTGCCATATAAAATAATAATAGTTGTAATAACGTTGAATCTAGTAAAAATGGATAAACTAAAAACAAAGTGACTAAGTTACCTATTCCAGGAATAAACCCTGAAAAATAACCACAAGTTATACCAGCTAAAACATGAGCTGTGTCGCCTAAATCAATCATTTACTACTCTAAATAATATTTACCAATTAAAACGCCCTCTGGATATCTATGTAAAGGAACTCCACGAAGTTTTGAGTTATTTACTCCTAATAAATCCTTAAACAATTCGGGGTATATTTTAAACATTTGCTTTGCAAATGCGTCTGCCTTTCTTGAGATGTTTAGCTTAGAAACATGTTTTTTATCAAAAAAGGGTGATTTTCTATTCAATACATTAGTTCTACACAGAGTTTGGAATATATTTCTATATTGTGTCTGCCTAGCAGCACTAAAAGCAAATAATTTATGTTGTCTTAGATAATTTTTTACCATATGACATTGTTTTGAATGAACCCACGGAGCTTCTGGGCTTGTAAAAAATGAAAGTCTATTACTTCCTTGACTACCACAAATAAAATTATCTGTATCCCAGATTTCTACATAAAATTTATCTAGCATCTCATCGTATACTACAGTTGGGTGAGTGCATCCTCTTATTATGATACCAGCTTCTTTTTGTGTTTGCATTGCTATGCCCGCTAATGGGGCAGAATACTTTTCAAACGTTCTACTACTATGACTAAATACGTACTTTTCTGTATACGCTTCTTTTAGTAAAGTCCAACTATCCATTTGCCAAATATTTATTGTTGGATTACCTATTAAAGAAAGATTAGTTGCTTTTAGTCTTGGAAGAGCTACTTGGTTTATTTCCCAATTTAGATGCTCGTGAAAATCTTTTTCTAGTCCCTCAAGATTAGTCGCATAAATAACTATTTCATCAATCTTAATTTTATGTTTAAGAGCCGTGTCTAAAATTACTTGACTGTCAGCACCTCCACTATATGATAAAGCTATATAATTATAATTATCTCTATACCATTGTAACCTATTTTTTAGAATATCATCCCATGACTCGATAGGCTCTTTAGTCCAATCATAATAATCAAAAGATAAATCTTTATCTAAACAACATCTTAGTTTTTCAAATACCTGAGTGCGTGTCAAACCTTTATTGAAGGCGTGATCGATTGCTAACCATTTAGTTGGAAAAAAATGACCATCTTGTATATGATAGAATATTCCAGAGTCACTATGATAAAAAGTTTTTGCCGATATAGTTTGGATCATTTTTTACCATCGCCAATTCTCTTTAAAATGTTTTACTAATTTTAACAATTCTTTATCAAATTCTTTTTTAGGCTCCCACCCTAATTTTCTGAGAGGATCGCAGCTTATAGCATATCTGACATCTTGCCCAGGTCTTTCAAAGGATAAATCTAGATGAGTCTCTAAGTCAGGAACTTCTCTTTTAGAATGTTCTAAAAAATAACAATTAATTAGTTTTCTTACTGTATCATAGTTAGATTGCTCAAACTCAGACGATATATTGTAGATACAATTTCTTTCTGCTTTTTCATACAAAGTTATTAAAGCATCAGAGGTGTCCTCGGTATGAGTCCAAGTTCTAACTGGTAATCCATTGTTATGTAACTTAATTTTTTTATTTCTTGATAATCTTTTACAGGCTAAAGGAATTAGCTTTTCAGGATATTGATGAGGCCCATAATTATTAGACGGTCTTGCTATTATATAGTCTAATCCATGAGTTCTTGCCCAGCTCTGAATTAATAGATCTGCACTAGCTTTAGTTGCGGCATAAGGATTAGAAGGATTTAAAGTTGCTGTTTCATCAAAAGATTCTTTTTTTATGTCTCCATAAACTTCATCAGTAGAAATTTGAAAAAATAACGGCTTATCAGTTCTGATTGTTATTCTTTTTTGAATTAATGTTAAGAGGTTTTTTACCCCATAGATATTTGAGTGTAAAAATGGATCAACATTTTGATTTCCTATGTCAACATCGCTTTCAGCAGCTAAATTAAATATTACATCACATTCTGGTAACCAAGTAAGATTACAAATATCTTCCATAATAATGTGGACTTTTTTACCATACGTATTGATAAGTTTATCTATTAGTGGTTGATTTGATAAATAACAAAACTTATCAATAGCATATACATACCATCCTTGCTCTAATAATCTTTCAGTAAAAGTACTTCCAATAAATCCTGCAAAACCAGTTACGACTGCAACTTTTTTAGACATAGTTAATTCCTTCTGTTAGCGCAAAACACTTTATGTTGTTAAATAGGTAATTAGACACGGTAAGCCCTCTTAATGGTTTATAATATTGTTTATATTCGTATTTATTTAAAAAATCTTCTGGTAGGGCTTCTTCTGTAATATAAGGAAAACAATTCGGAAAAAAAGTTTCATCCTCTGAGTAGTTAGTATAACTTGTACCATCTAAATCTCTTAATTCATATTTTAATTTATAATAGTTATCTTGATATTGTCTTGCTAGAGTATCTATATCAAATTGATCCCACCACTGCAGTATTGCAGCAGCGCTGATTTCGCTAATTTTATAGTTACCACTACGCTCATTAAATGCGCCCTCGATAATTCCAAAGTTTGTAGCGATTCTAACAGCATCTTCATATTCTTTATCTATAATAGCTAAGCCACCTTCTCCAAAACCAATAGGTTTGGTATGGTGAAGTGATATATAAGAACCACAAGCATAGTTACAGCTATTTGTACCATCTAAAAAAGTGTAAGGAGACGCTGCATTATCAAATATTATGTAAGGAAATTTGTGTTGTGATATGTACTCAAAATCTTGTAAATGACCAAATACATTAGTAACTATAAGTATTTTAGCTTGGTCTATATAGGGACTGTCTAAATCAATATTAAAATCTGGTCTCATGTCCGTTACTACCGGTCCTTGGGCTGGTCCTAAAGAATTAGAGGCAAAAGTAAAATCTTGTGTTCCAATTCTTGCGGCTCCGTCCTGTCTTTGTATACCCCAGAGCATAGCATGCAAAGCTGAAGTACCGCTTGAGCAAGCAATAATAGCTTTTGATTCATCAATTTTAAGCATATCTCTTGCTCTGATTTCAAGTTCTTTAGCTGCCCAGCCATTATTAGTAAACTGATTAGTTTTTTGTGCGGTTTCCAAATAATGTTGAAATTTGTCTTGCAAGAGTGTTTTTTTGAGTATGTATGGTATCATTTCTATAAAGCGCCACTTTTGGTTGTTCTATATCAAGGTCATACACCCTGATTAATGATAATTTGTTCATTTCTACAAATTGTTCACAAACTTCTCTGATCCCGTTTGTGCTATTATTTGTCCAATAATCATCAAATAATAATAAAGGTATTTCTAAATCAATACATAGTCTTATATCAGATGCTACCCCTGTTTTAGAGTGATCACCATCTATAAACGCTAAATCAAATAGTTGTCCTTTTAGTTGTTGTTTTACTTTTTTACTGTTACTTAGTATAAAAGAAAATCTATCACCATGCAAGTTTTTTACTGCTTCAGATGCCTTGATAGTATCAGGATGGACTCCTATATCTACTGATGTTAACTTTGATTTCTTATCTACATCAAACTCTAACCACATTGAAGCTGAATAACCTATGTTAAAGCCTATCTCAAGTATTGACTCAATTTTGTATTGATTATATATATCTTGAATTATAGGTCTATATACGTTTCTATCATTCCAGTGACCTTCTGTAGTTTTAAAATTAGCTAGATGTGGATATTGAGTCATAGACTTGTTCCCAAGGTATTAATGGAGTAATGCACCCGTCTTGTAAATGCGTAGCGTGGCCTGGAACTGGGCAGTATGCTCCAACTTGGCTAAAGGCTTTCCAAGTCCAAGTATCGTCTGCAAAAGCTCCTGCTCTTAATAATTCAAATTTGTATTTTAACCAGGTAGAGCCTAATGCTGCAACAGTTAATGTGGCACTAGGTATAGATCTGATGTGTCCATAATTTGTAATTTCTAACCTACACATTCTATTGCTATCTATAAAATATCTGTCAGGATAATCTTGAGGTGCATAAAAACCTCCAAATTTATTACCAAAAAATGCTTTCATCGCTTCTATAGCTTGAGGTATGTGTAAATAATCATCTTCACAAATATAGATTAATTCATCTTTGTTTTGTTCAGATAGTTCTACTAAAAACTCCATCAACTCTGGACAAGAATTAGCTAACACTGGATGATACGTTGGATATGGATGATTTGCTCTAAGTTCTGGTAACGGAGTAATTTTATGAATACTAAACTCTGCATTAGTATTATTTTTCATCCACTCAAGAGTATCGTTGGTGGTTCTATCATCTATAATAATTATTTTATCATTTTTATCTAACGACCTTTGAATCGAAAGATAACATTTTCTAATTATTTCTAATTTATGTTTTCCATTCCAACGTAGACCCTCTTTTGTCTCGTCTCCTAATGAACCTGCAGATACAGCAGCTTCTGAACTTCTAAATAATACTATCATTTTTTTGGTGGTTTATTAACAATCACACCTGACTTGAAAAACTGTCTATCTTTCATATCGTCGAAAAGATGTTCTCCAGAACTTAGTGTGTTGTCATTTCCTAAGTTAGTTCGTTGTGTAACGGTTGTTGCGTTACCTAGCCAGTTATCATCTCCTACGTTACAATAACCTAGCACAGTGGCATATGTAGTGAATATATTATGGTTTCCCATTCTGACATCATGATGAACAGACGCATAACAATTTAACAAGTTAAAATTACCTATATCAGCGTTTGCGTTTGTCATTGCAAAACAATTTAGTACATTACCAATACCCAATCTACTAGTTTGAGATAAATGTGCTTCATTAGCCGCTATATTTGGAAAATGATTAATGTCTTGCTCGTAAACTTTAAATAAATGTTCTAAAAACTTTTTTCTCCAAACACGATGTCCTGTGCCTAAGACAAAAGAAGCTTTATCAGGGTATTTAAAATCATCAACACCTTCTTCGTTAATTATTACTAGTTTATTGTTTTTTAAAATTAGAAAACCTCCGAAGTCTTCTATGACTCCGCCTAACACAAATTGATCAAAACACTCTTGAGCATATCCGCCATTTCCTAATAGATAAGTTTTATACACCTTTTATTGTGCCATCTTCGTATGCGGCATCCCATAAATTTCTATTAAGTCTTACTCTCTTATCATTAACATCTACGTAATCTGTTTCTAGTTCTTTTTTTACTTCTTCAACTCTATGTTGCAGCCAACTGATAGATGTATGTATATGACCGGTATCATGAGGTTGTAACCTACTTTTTGCTACTGCAATTTCATCCATTAACATTATAAGTTTATCGGTATTTTTTATCATTTTTCTTCTCCAAAAATTGTGTTGTGTGTGTTATTAACTCTTATAAAAGTGGCACACTTTGATAAAGATTTTAGCCTCTTTGCACCTACGTAAGTACAGGCAGATCTAATACCACTTAGTATATCTATTAAGGTATTATTAACAGCACCTTTATAGGGTACTTCAACTGTTTTACCTTCTACCCCTCTATAATCTTTAGTAGGAACATTGTGTCTGCTCATTGCAGATTCAGAAGACATTCCATAAAATCTCATTTTCCCTTCAACAATTTCGCCATCACACTCATCATGCCCAGCTAAAATTCCTCCGATCATTACGAAATCAGCTCCTGCAGCAAATGCCTTTACAATATCTCCTGAGTTATTACACCCTCCATCCGCAATAATATGAGCATTAAGCCCGTGTGCTGCATCTGCGCATTCCATTACTGCACTTAGTTGGGGATATCCTACTCCAGTTTTTATTCTTGTAGTACAAACAGAGCCAGGTCCTACACCGACTTTTATAATATCAGCTCCTGCTAAAATTAATTCTTGTGCTATGTCCGCGGTCACAACATTACCAGCAACAATAATTGCATCTGGCAATCTCATTCGCATATCTTTGATTGCTTCAATTACAGAAATAGTATAACCGTTAGCAACATCAATTCCAACCATATCCCACTTTAAGTGATTTGTTACCATATGTCCTACATCATCAATACCACCCATCATACATACATTTTTACCTAGCATCTTATTATTAGTTGTACCGATTCTCCACCAAGTAGCATCTTTCTTCATAAAATGCCTTGCCGGACACGTAATCATACCGTGTTCTAACATTTTTTTATGCATTTCAGGCGTACCTACAGTATCCATATTAGATGCCATAATAGGAACTCCAGTCCATTCCATTTTACTATGTTTAAATTTAAATGTTCGGGTAATATCAACATCATAACGGGATGTTAGTGTTGATCGCTTAGGTCTCAGAAGAACATCTGAATAATCTAACTTAATATCGTCTTCGATTCTCATCATTGCCTCATTTTAAATGTGTTGGCAGGGCTATTTTAGTTCCCACAGGCATCCAGCCCGCCCTGCCGTGTAGGTAATTTTACGTTCTTATATCGAGTCTACCTTATCCGTCTTGGTAGCCCACCTACGTCGCCGATACATTACATCATAGCTACTGATGTACTTTCATCTTTACGATAGTATCGCCTGCGAATCCTCTTTTTACGAGGAAAAAAGTTCCTACAAAATCAAGACCTCTTGCTGACAGTTAGCTAGACCGTTGATCTCTTACGTGTTAATTCACGATGACGTACCTCAGACCCGATCGAACCAGTGGTACACCTTGACGTTGTAGGTATCCTTACAAGGAATAAGGGGAGAGATTCTGTTTCCGCGCTCTCTCCAGGCGCATAGAAATTAAGCGGCTAGCGCTAACTCCTGAGGTGCAAAATTATCGTTTGCGTTTATTAAAATCTTGCGGTTAAGGTCGCTTGCGCACCTGCTTCTAAGTATAGGTGTTTACTCATCTGTCGATCCTATTTCACCCCCAATGGGTTATGCTGCGAGCCAAGTATTTACTTCAAAAACTTCAATAAGCATAAAGCTAAAAAGTAATAAGAGTATACTATATACAATTAATTTACCACTGAAGTTGTGTGCCGCCATTTTAATTGCTATAAGTTCATTGCCTAAAAATCTTAGTGCTAGCTCAAACTCATTATGCTCATCTTTAATGACTACGCCGTTTTTCTTTTCTTCGCTCATAATTTTCTCTCTTTTTTGGTGGAGGTGTCGGGTACCGCCCCCGAGTCCAGTCTGCCTACTCTACTTATACCTCAAACAAAGCACTGTCTATATTAAGTTCTTTGAGTTCTTCTTTAGTATTGTAATTAAAGATTCTAAAACTATCTGCTTCAAGATCCCATACTAATTCCATACCCTCTGGGTATTTGCTTTCAGAACCTGCACCTTGAACGTGCTTTTTTAAAAACGGTTCTGGTAAATCCCAAATTCTTGCGAAAACCATTTCTCGATTTTCTCCGTTCTTTTTCTTAAAAGTTCCTTTGTATGCTTTCATCTAACTCTCCATAATTATTACTTAATTATAAAGAATTATTTAGCAACGTGCAACTTCAAAGCGTCTGTAAATTGTTTCTTAACTGTTTCCCAATCATCTAGAGACAATCTATAGTGTCTAAAATAATCATTTGTATAAATCTTAACATGATTACTTAAAACAGTCAAAGTAAAATTGTGGTATACTACATGACCTGTTTTTATAGCCTTAATAAAAGCTTCTAGCGTAAAAGTTAAATTATGTACGTGGTTTTCTGAAATTTTTATTGCTAGATGGACGTGGTTTGTTTTGCTGATTTGGATTTTTATTAGGTCTTTGAACATTTTTATTTCTTCTATTTTTTCTAAATTGATTAAGTTCATCACGAACAAATTGCTGTTCTAGTTGTGCCCGTTTTTTGATCCAACGTTTTTTACCTGCTTTTTTTGCAAGTCTTTTCTTTTCTGCTTTTCCAGTAAAGTGCCGTCTTTCTCTAAGTTCTTTTGAAATACCTTCTTCTAAAAGTTTCTTTTTGAGAATCCTAAGAGCTTTACTTACATCATTATTTCTGACTGAAATGTACATATTTTTTATAATAGTCTTTTATAGTAGACTCATAATCCTTGTAGTTAAAGTTAAAATCAAAAGTTTTTAATAACTTTTGCGAGTCTAATAATCCTCTCGGTTTTCCTGTAGGCCCAAACTTTTCTTCCCACTCAAACGGTTCTGTATATACTAGCTCTATTGCTTTTGCTGATCTGACAAAATTATATGATATATTATATATGCCAGGATTCCAGTTGTCTAAAATATTTTTAATTGCCAAAACGAAGTCCTCTATATAGATGCATGACGCCGCTTCTATCATAAAAGGTTTTTTAGCTAAAATTTGTCTCTCTAAATTCATCCATATGGAAAATTTTCCGTCTCCCATACCGTACACATGAATTGGTCTTAATATAATATCTTTTTCACTGCAGATAGTTTCTGCCTTTGCTTTACTGTCTCCGTAATGGTCTACAGATCCTAAAGAGTACTGCTCGTCAATTAATCCTTCCCAAGTGCCGTAAACCATGCTACTACTAATATGTAAAACAGGTGTATCACCGTAAGCATTTTTAATTTCTTGTAATCCTGTTACTATTGAATTAGTTGTAAATTCTGGAAAATGTTGAGAAAGAATAGCTTCAGATAAAGCTCCACAATTAATAATTAAATCATATTCTTTATGTATAGGTAGCATCTCAAAAGAATTTGATCGATGAATCTCTTTTACTTTTTCTTTTATGAGTCCAAGCCTATACTTTAAATTTAAAGTTCTATGCTTTGCTTCAATTTCATTTATAGGCTGAAGTCCTTGTGATCCTCGATGGATATACTTAAAACCAACATAATCTAAATCAAAGCCATCTACAATGTCAACCTCGTGAATATGCCCTAATTCATTTACTAGGTGGGCTCCGATAAAGCCCAGTCCGCCTGTAATTAGTATTTTCATAAATAATTTTCAACTGTGATAATTGTGTTATAAAACTTATTAAGTAAGGAAATAAGCATAACGTCTATTGTTCTATCCTATGTGGGTTAGGGCCCACTCAATAGCCTTTTTATTAGATAGTTTAGCATTGATGTGAGTTTTATGAGTATCATTTTTAAATAACATTAAACAAGGAAGTCTGCCTGGTTTTTGATTATACAAAGCTAAACGAGGATCGTTTTCATTTGCAAACTCTGTTACTAGTCCTTCAATCTCATTAGATATTGCCGTAAGCTGATTTTTTATATATTCTATATTTAATGAATTTGACGAGTGAGAAAAACCTACTAGTTTATGCGCCATTGACTTGTTCCTTTAACTGCTTAATATCTTGTTGAAGTAACTCAATTGTTTCACGAAGTTCAGATATCTCTTGATGTAGATAACGAATATCCCCACCAAGATCATTAGCCAATTCATGAATTGAAGAATGTACTTCTTTCATCTCAAATTTTAATTGTTTATCGTCTATATACATATTTGTAGACTACAACATAATTTTATTTTTAGCAAGGAAATTTATGCACAAACGACCATCTCTATTAGAAGCAAAAGCACTTCTGAATCAACATGCGCCTGACGTAATGAAAGAGTATTATACCCTTATAGTAACTCACGGAGAGTTCTTTGCAGCTCGGTACCTTGTTGATATTGTTGACCACTACAATCATATAACCTCAGTAACTGCTCAAGCTAACAATTCATAAAGAGAGTTAGCTAGTTTAACATTATTTTCTTTAGTTAAATGAATCGCCGCAAAAGTTGATTGTGTTACTCATACCTAATTATATAAAAATACACTGTTTTAGCAAGTACTTTTACAAAGCGCTTGATTGTAGCTTAAATATTTTATATAATTAATCATAAATAAGGGAGATTTTATGGCTAAAGCAAAAAGAACAGTATTATCAAAAATCGGTTACTCTGACTGGAGTGTAAGAAGAACTATAGATGAAGCAGAAAATATTGCTCGTTGGCAACCTTGGTTAACCCATGAGTGGATGGAAGAAGCTGCCTCAAGACTAGATATTGTTTATGCACCTCATCATGACTATTATGATGCCGCAGTACATCGTATTAACGCATTGTGGAAACAACATAGGCGATNTAGATGGTTTAATGAAAGAGAGTTTTGGAAAGACGGAAAAACTTACCAAACACCTAAAATGTTAGATCCTNTTTTCTAATGAATAGTGAATGTATAAAGTTACTCAATCAACTGCCTAAGTCGTACTTATTAATCGTATTTCCGCCACATCACCACGGGAATGCGATAGGCAGGATTATCAGTTCTCATAAAGAATTTTATTGGCATATAACTGATTGTGACTTATCCTATGACAACATACCTGTAACTTCTCCACTAACTTGGCCTGAGAGTGTAGACCACTTTGGACCTGATAGAGCAATAAGTGAAGAACAATTCACTCGTAAACAAGCACTATTAGGAATGTATCGAAGAGTGCATGGCGGACTATTTTTGCATGATGAAGATTTACTTATAGATAAAGGTGATGTGTTTCAAACGCGTGCATTATCGAATCCAGGGATGCGCTTCACATTGCTACATCATGGCAATGAGCAGATGAATGAAGTTAGCTTACCAAAACTAGTGGTAACAGATTGTGAAGAAGGCTTTAGAGAAGCTCGACAATATGGAATGAACCCTGCTCAATATGAGTCTTTAGATTATAAATCATTTAATGCAGAGTATCATTTAGATTATAGAAAACTCTTCTCTCATGATTATAATATGTTTTATGATGAATATATGAATTTAGTAAAACACTTAAATTTAACACCTAACGAAGATGAAGTGAGAGGCTTTGTATTACGCCTCTTAGATAGAATGAAACACTGCGATGAATATCTTTGGAAAATTATGCAAGATGATGGTACACTTAGTGAGCCTTACTATACCTCATCATACTGTTATGACGACTTGTATTCGCCAGTGTTTAGAAAATTTGAAGCAGCTTATCTGCACTTTATTAGACTTAAAGAGTTACCTTATCAGATGAACGCAGTACGAACCCGTATTTTGTTTGATTTAGATAAGAAAAATAGATGATTTTCACCGTGCTTGTTAATGTTCAAAATTTTAGTTTGCACACACCCATAAACTATGCTATTAATAGGAGATTATAAATGTATTTTAAGCTAGTTTCAAAGAATGCCTACCGTGACTTAGTAAGAAACGCAAGGCGAATCTGCATCTCACAGATTAGTGACAGCGAAAAAAGCGATGCTTTTAACGAGCTGTATGAGACACTTAAGCGCCGTCTCGGAGAGACAACGCGTACACTTAACGCTGAGGGAGCTTTCGCTAAACGTTGCAATCATTGGAATCAGCGTGGCATACCTGATATCAAGCCTGTGAAAACGCTACGAAATCCGTGGCTAAGCTTCAAACGTGAGTTTGTTGACGCAATACACGCCAAAGATGCGTCTAAACGCATCGAAATAGCTTTGTCTTGGTTTTATGCAAATCCACACCGCGATGATTGGATCGCATCTTAATACTACGCGAAGCGTGCGACCGAAGGGAGCAAGCCTTGAAGAACCATCATGTGCAACTAGTATGGAATATACTAAAAGGAATGCCTATTGAAGTTTTCGATGATGAGGAACAACAGATGTGGGCAAACGACACTTATGAGCTAGTAAGTTTAAGAGATGAGGGAGATTTTAAGGGGAGTAGAGCTATAGGCTCCGCAAATTTAGTAACCGCTCTCAATATAATTAACCAAAAAATTGTTATTGAAAATTTAGCGGATAAAAATGTCAGACACTCAGCTGAAATCGCACAGAAACTTTTTGCTCAAATTATTAAGCATCTACAAGAAGAAAAACTCATCAGAAAAATACCAACTAAAGTAAGAGAAACATTTAAAATTATAGAGGGAAACAATGGAAGCAGCACTTAAAACTGAACTAAAAGCAGAAATATCAAGAATCGTTGATTTAATGATTCAAATAGAAGCTATGAGAGATCAAATTGCGTCACTCAAGAAAGACATTAAAGAAGAGTATGGAATCCCTGTTGCAACAATTACTAAAGTAGCAACGATAGTAAGAAAAGAAAATCTCTCTGAAGAAGAAGAGAAGTGGGAAGAAATCAAAGACTTTGTAGCAGCCTGCTCATAAAGTTTAAATTTTTATTGACATTGACTTAGCTTTTTGTTATTCTATTTGAAATGTGAAAAGCTAAGTCTTTAGCCATATTTTTTTTGAGCAAAAAAAGGAGAAAAAATGACTCAATTAATAGACCCGAATAAATTTACAGAAACAGTTGGCCTTTTAAGGTCATTTTTTTTGGAAAAAGGATTCCTTGAAGTACATACTCAAAATAGACTTTCTATCTTAGCAGCATGTGAAGATCCCTTTAACGTAGCAACATATAATTATGCAAGTCAAGTTTGGCCACTACCTCAAACTGGACAAATGTGGTTAGAGCATGAGCTCTTAAGTCGGCCCTCTAGTAAGGGCTTTTTTTGTGTCTCCACTTCGTACAGACAAGAACCAAATGCAATACCAGGTAGACACGACATAATATTTCCAATGTTTGAATTTGAGATGCCAGGTAACGTAGACGATCTAAAAGCAATGGAGTATGAACTATGTGATTACTTAGGCTTTGGAAAACTTACAGAAAAGACATATGCTGAATGGCAACAACATTTTGGTTTAAGTGCTGACGTAGAAATGGAAGCAGAACACGAACTAAAGATGGAAGCAGAATTTGGTCAAACTATTATCACAAACTTTCCTGAACTAACAAGCCCTTTCTGGAACATGGCAAGAAATGATGACGGCAATACTGCTAAAAAGATGGATGTTATCTTAGGTGGTATGGAAACTATTGGATCAGCAGAACGTTCATGTGATGTTGATATGATGAGAGATACGTTTCATAGTATTGTAGATGGAGAGTATAGTGAATTACTATACAAATTATTCGGCAAAGAACGTGTAGAAGCAGAACTAGAGAATTTTTTAGAGTTTGATTTCTTTCAAAGAGTAGGTGGTGGAATAGGTATTACACGTATGATTCCTGCGCTGGAAAAGATTAACAAGATTAATACCCTTAATCTAGGGTAATGAATACTCTGGGATGGTGAAACGGTAGACACGCACGATTGTTTCTCGTGTGATAGATGACGGCAAATTATTTATCGTGGAGGTTCGAATCCTTCTCCCAGAGCCAACATAATTAAATCACTTAATTTTTGATGACTTTTAGCACCTGCATGAGAGTTATCAGGTGCAAAATCTTTATGTTTTTCTAAGTCTAAATGAAACTTAATGTAATCTTCAGTTAATTCTTCTAATTGTGGCTGTAAATGAGGAAAACAACAGTGATGAATAGTTTTTATTCCTTTTGTACTTATTATTTGTTTTGCTACTGCTCCGCTCCACATTCTTTTTACTACCTCTTCTTCAGAAAAATATAGCATTCCTGCAGCGTGCCAAGCTGCTCTATGCTCTTTTGTATTCTTACGTTTATTATCCAATATTTGTTCCGATAATGTCCAATTTCTATAATATTTTTCATTCTGTAGCACATGATTTGCTACTATAAATCCCTGCCACTGATTATTTCTAAAATCCCACACTTGCCACCGATATTCATTCGTGTGACCGATAAGTATTAAATCAGGTTTTAACTTGACAGCTTCTTCAACTTGTGCTGTAATAAGATATTCAGAAGCGCCACTTTGAGCTAGGTTCTTTAAATCAGCTTTAAACTTATTTTGTACTAAATAGGGGTAACACTGCTTTTGATCAGAGAGTCCTTCTCCCTGAGTAAAACTATCGCCACAGGAAACTATTAACATGAGCGAAGAAATATTTGTAGTTGGAAATTCATGGTCTATACCTTGTGATGAAGCACCCGTACCTGCTTATAATATACTCGGTTTAAAAAACCGATGGGAAATTCCTGGAATTACTTTAGATGCACAAGCAGAATACATTATTGATAACAATCTTGTCAACAGATTTAAAGTAATTTGGCTAATTGGCCACCATCACAGAGTTGACCCAACAGGTGCTGGCCGTTATTTACTACCCTATCCTTTAGGACCTAATGATCCATACGGTAAGTTAGTAAGAGATTTGTGGTTTAAGAAGCTGACTAAAATGCCTTGGTATAATAGAATTAATGCTTTGTTTATTAAAGCGGTATTGGGTGATGCTACTAGAGATAATTTAATGCTCATACCTATTTATAGACCTCATACTTTAGAGCATATCTGGTTTACAGGACATCCTTGTATTTGGGATTTCAATTTGAGAGATTTTGCTAAAAAAGATGGAAACTTAGGTCCTCAAGGACATATGAATCAACAGGGTCATATTAAGTTTGCACCTATATTAGCATCGGAGATATACGATAGATGGAAGATTACATTAAAGATGGCTGGTCCGACGCAGTTGAAATCGGATTTAATGAGACGATAGCTAGACGAGCAAGTGATATAGTAAAATATTGCGAAAAAAATTATATAAATCACGGGCATCAATGGAGATGTGATTTTGCAGGTAAAGTTGCCATTCTTTTAAAACCTGGAGAAGGTTATGAATGGCACTTTGATAATTTAGACTTTGCGGAACGTCGATTAACAACTTCTCGTCCTGGGCGCTTTTGGTCACATCTAGTTTACTTAACTGAGGGTAAGCCTTTTGAGATTGGATCTTGGAACCCTAAAGGAAATCGAGTTGAGCAAACCGATTTTTCTGCGCCTGAACCAGAAGAGATTTTAGTTAGAATATATCCTAAACCTGGAAAAACACTATTATTTCCTTGCTTTATGGTTCATCGTATACAACCTATTGTAGATAATCGTAGATGGGCATTTGTTGATTTTGTTGATGAACCTAATTATTCTACTAAAACGAAAAAAGATTTAACTAATATATTTAATAGGTACTTTGATGAAGATACTAGGAGTAAGCTGCTATCATCACGATAGTGCAGCTGCATCATTAAAAAATAAATTTATACAAGGAGCCGCTCACGAAGAGAGGTTTACTCGTAAAAAATACGATAACTCTTTTCCAAATAATACAATTAGATGGTTACAAAATTGTTATGAGGACTGGGAGATAGCTGCTTTCTATGAAGAAAGTACCTATAAACAGTTTAAAACTGATATTAAAAAAATCACTAAAGCAGAACCTGTTTTAGTTGATCATCATAGTGCTCATGCTATGAGTTCTATTCTTATGACTGACTGGGAAGACTGCGCTGTAATGGTGATAGATACTGTTGGTGGTAAATTTTCAACATCTTTAGGAGTATATGAAAATGGCAAAATTACGTGGATCAAAAGGTTCCGTTATCCCAATTCTCTTGGGCTTTTTTATTCAACTGCTACTCGTTTATTGGGTTTTAAACCACTCAGCGGTGAGTCTCAAGTTATGGCAGCAGCAGGATATGGTACTCCAAAATGGGCTAATTTTATAAAAGATAAATTTATAAATGTTCAAGAAGGTGATTACACTTTACTACATGATCTTACTCGTGGCGTAGGTTCGGGTGTTTTAGATTGGGATATAGCTGCTTCAGTTCAGTCTGTTTTTACAGATGTTGTGGTTAACTTAGCTAATTGGCTATATAAAGAAACTGGAAAGACTAATTTAGCTTACTCAGGCGGTTGCGCTCTTAACTGTGTTACTAATTCACACTTAATGCGTTACACTTTGTTTAATGATATAGCTATACAACCTGCAGCAGGAGATGCTGGTGCTTCTTTAGGCGCAGCTGCTCTTATTGAAAGACCTGTATGGGAAAATGCATTTTTAGGATATGAGGACTATGAGCATCTACAGGCAGACGAAGCAGCAGATAAACTTATTAAAGGTGATATAATACCAATTATTCATGGTCGAGCTGAGTTTGGACCTAGAGCTTTGGGAAATAGAACCTTGCTATGTGCTCCTATAGATAGTACAATAGACAGATTAAATAAAATTAAAAATAGAGAGAACGATTCTTGGCGACCTTATGCACCTATTATTCAAGACAAGGAAGCTAATGACTTTTTTAATATATACAAAGCTTGTCCACATATGTTATTTGTAGCTGGTATAAAAGAGAAATCTAATTTTAAGACTCACGATAATACCGCTAGATTACAACATATTACAGGCTCTCAGGCTTATTTATATAAAATTTTAGAAATTACAAGACAATATGGTTATCCAATTCTTATAAATACAAGTTTAAATGCAAAAGGTAAGCCTATAGTTAATAAGAAAGAAGACTTACATGAAATACAATTATCTGACTGATGTTGAAACTGAAACTCTTAAGTCTGGCAGAACTTATTTTACCCCTGACGGTGCTTATCCTTCTATTACTACTATATTAGGAAAAACAGCTGATAATACCTGGCTCCAAAAATGGATAGAACGGGTAGGAGAAGA